ATCCTCCAGGTTCCATTCCGTTGCTAGTTAGTAATTGCTTGAGTATTGTTTGCTGTAAGGAACCTAATTTCTTTTATTTAATAATTATGAATGAACCTCCTCTAGAAGATGCAGATTCAGTTTTACCATCTGATAAAGTTACTTTAGATACTGCTTCTCCACCTAGTGTTTGAGCAACCTCTTCTGCAACTTGAGTTAATTCAAAAAATACAATGCTACCTGCAGAATCTGCTAATATTTTATATCCATCTCCTTCAACTACATTTGGTTTTTTAACAATCTTGTTAATAGTGCTATCAACCTTTTTAGCTGTCATATTAATAATGAAAACATCATTACGGCTTTTATATGCCTTTGGACTTTGTCCATTTTCAATTGGTTCGAATACGTTATGATCAGATTCGTTAACGAATTGTTCAAATAATTTAATATGTTTCATATTAATTTTGTTTTCTTTTATATATCTTA